ACGAAGATAAATTTTATCATCATAAATTAGATAACAGTGTTTTTAAAATTAATAAAGTTATTAAAGATAATAATAGGTTCATTTGCGAATTAAGCGATTATAAATTAAATGTGTTATTGAGATGGAAAAATACACTTGGCATTCTAAACCCAGCATTACAGATTTCTATACATAAATAGGTAAAATGTTAGCTAATTCAAATGTGCTTATAGCGTTATTAGAAAAGTAATATTTTATGAATTTTTTAGTGTTGTTGTTGTTGAAAGAATTAATAATAATATCGTAGAGTTTATCGTCAGGTGTTTTAATACAAATTAAGTGGTTCTCAATTAAGTATTCTGTGTCGCTGTCGATTAAATTAAATGAGAATTTATAATTGCCAATTCCGTACCCGCGATTCACTATTAAAAGCTTACCAGTTATACCCCCTGGTTTATCTATGTAATTTTTTTTGATAGGGTTTATGTTTAATAATTTACCATCGGAATTATATATAAGTCTTGTCTTAGTATTGTCGTCCGTTAATAAATCTTTGTGTTGATTCCAAACTATGTTCCCAACATAGACCTTACAATTTAATTTATTTAATGTAGTGTGTTTGATACTTAATAATTTATTAATTTCATCAATTTTGTTTTTAACGTTGAATGAAATAAGATTATCAAATTTAATTATGAATTCGTCATTAATTGGTTTATTACATTTTTGTATGATGAATAGTACTGTGTTCTGTTTAGTTTCTACAAAAAGACTTTCTAATTCCTCGATAATAATTATTTTAAAATGTAAATTAATATATGCCCGCAAATTGTTATAATAGCTACTGTTCATAAAATTAGCAGGTAAAACAAAACTTATTATTCCATTATCAGTTAACAACAAGATAGATTGTATAATAAATAAAATATATATATTGGGTCTACCTGTGAAATAGGGTAAATATTCTTTACGTACTGTCTTTTTATCTACTGTAAAATAAGGAGGATTGCCTATTATTAAATCAAATTTTTTATCTGTTTCAAATTGAAGAAAATCTACGTTAAATGAGTTGAACTGGGGGATATTTTCAATTGCTTTATTAAAAATAAACTCATTTTTTTCAATACCGTAAATCTGAGACCCTGGAAATGACTTGGAAAGTTGTATAATGAATTCTCCAGAACCAAAAGATGGCTCGAGAATATTAATATTTTTATCTACGATATCTCGAATTAATGATATATTTCTTTCTACGATTACACTCGGAGTAAAAAATATGCCATTATTTTTTTTTGTCGTTTTGTCTAAGCCTTTGGTTATATTAGCCGATAATTCTGTTGTCATAATTATAATAGTATAAATATTATTTTTAAGTCTATGCCGCCACGCCAGATCCAGGGAACCAATGGAGCATTCCGGTAGTTATAGACTCTTCTATTTCGCCCTGAGTTAAATTCTGGTCCCTTGCTGTTGCCTTTCCGGTTGCTGCCAATTCTGCCTCGTAGACGTTTTTAAATTTATTTGGATATTTGGTTAACATATATTGGATTTCTTCTGGTGTTGGTTTTGTCTCCGTCCACCCAAAGTTTCCCCACCGTGGATACCGCCATTTAGCCTTCTTCTTAGGCGCAAGGTGTTTTTTATGATACTTCTTCGCCTCCGCCTTGTAATATGCAAGAAGTACCTTATTCAATGCCTTGTTTTGATTGACTTTGGGGTCAGTAGCGCCGAACATGACCATTGTAGTAATTGGACGCCCATCACTGCCCTTACGTTCCCACGAAACTACATATTCCCCCGCTTCTCTCGCCCTCTTCTCCTCCGCCCTCTTCGCTAACCTCGCCATTTGTTGTTCATATTGTAGTTGTTCGTAATCATATCCATTCCCAACAGGAGTGGGATAGTTCATTATTCCTTCTCTATCTCTGGAATATGCGTCTGCAGCTGCAAAGGCGTCGCGTAGCCCACCAGGGGTCTCATAGACTCCAAATTTGGCCGATGGTTGCTGTAAGAGGGCGACGAGAGCATTCTTTGCTGCGTCCTTTGCAAGTGGTCCAAGGGTTTTTTTGGCCATACCAGCCATACGCGCTGCTGTCCCTATAGCTAATAAAGGAAAGACTCCGAATGAAGCACCTGCCCCCTGGTAGTGTTCAGATCTTCTTTTGGCTTCTCTCTCATATGCTTCATCCCATAATTTTTTGTTTGCTTCATATTTATTAATATTAGTTATCCTTGTATCCAATAAGTCTTTAGTTTTTTTGCTAAGTAGACTTCTAGGGGCGTATTTTGACGCAAGTGAAGGATAATTATAGACTGGGTTCACATAAGCTCCGAAATCAGCGGAAACGCGGATTCCTTTTAATCTTGCTTTGGCGTTTTCTAGGGCAAATCCGGCTTGCCATATCTTGCTGTCATTGTGCGTACTTGGAAATTTGTCGTAATCTTCTTTTGCTTTACGTAGTTCCTCTCTTGCCTCTTCGACCAATTTCTTGTTTTCATAATTTTTAATATTAGTTATCCTTGTATCCAATAAGTCTTTAGTTTTTTTGCTAAGTAGACTTCTAGGGGTGTATTTTGACGCAAGTGAAGGATAGTTATAGACTGGGTTCTCATAAGCTCCGAATGAAGCTACTCCGCGGCGTTTATTACAATATGATTTGATATCCTTTATGGTTTTTCCCTTAATGATAAGCATGTTTAGTAGGGCTGTATTTATAGGGTTTTTTGTTTTTAAAGATAGACTTTTATATTTGCTTAGGAGCAGTTTCTTAGCGTTAGGGGCCCTGCTTTTTGAGGCGGCGATTTCCTTAAAAAGTCCAACGTATTTGTATACTACTGTTTTTCTACCGTACTTGTCGGTCTTTAACAGTCCGGCGACGTATTTATGTCTTGGGTTATTTTTCGTCTTTCGCAAACTTAAAAGTTTAACACTATTCATTTATATATATATGACGATTTTTTTTTCAAAACCAAATAAAAAAATTAAGCCAAACATTGAAATTGGAGACATTGAATGTCCTATTTGCTTTGACGACAATTTAAACATAAAAATCACGTTTTTAAAATGCGACCATTGGGCATGTAGGGTTTGCGTTAAGAAGCTTGCTAAGTTGGATATAAATCATAGACTATGTCCTATATGTCGAGAACCCTTTACATGTTATCCCAAAGAGGGGGAGGTTCGGTAGTTATATCGTCTTCATGTGTTTTTAGATCGAACGGAATATTATCATTTGCGTAGTCTTTATGGTTTGAGGCTGTTCCATGCATATTATTGTAAAAATTATCCAGAACAACCAACTGGCATTCTATATTTTCTATTGGACAGTCTGATACTGTGTTTCTATAATGAAAATGATATGCCTTATAACCATTATCTTTAGGGTCTTTAATGTAGTCGTGAACGTATGTCATAAATTTTTCTTGTTTGGCTAATCTGGAAAATTGGTATAGGTCATTTGAGGTGTAGAACACCATCCTGAATCCGATTAGGTCGTATAGTTTGAATATATTATTTCCAAAGAGGTCGGATTTGCTGAGTTTTATTCTGGCAGAGTCGAATGTTTTAACTCTTGCAGAGATTGAGTGGAACGGTATATCATATTTAACTAGAATATCTGTAAAGGCCGTTAGGTCTTGTTTGATAACAAGATTAGCGTTTGGAACGAAACATGACATAAAAAATCCAACTAAGGATAACATTTGTTTAAATAAAATTATAAATTTATTTTTAAGTTGTTAAAATGGATAAAATAGAGTATTATGATATAATGGTGTTTGTTATTGCGTTTTTATTTATCATCTTAGTTTTATTTAATATTGAGTTGAAGGAGGAAATTAATGACAAATGGGTGAAGGTAGGTATTGGATTTTTTGGGGCTGTTATTTTAGCTGGCGGTTTTTATATTTACAGGACTATAATTCGTGATAATTTAATGACTGAAAAGTATACACTGGACGACTACGCGATAAATCCTAAAGAGCTTGTTGCGGTATAGAGCTTGTTGCGGTATAGAGGCTTAAATAAAATATATGATAACATCAAAGATGACCTTCAAAATCCACAAGTTCGATCCAAAGGTTATTAATGAAAAACGGAAAAATTACGGGCCTGCTACCATAGCCTTTATTGGGTGTAGAGGAACTGGGAAGACGACGTTAGTGGCAGATATTTTATATCATATAAGGGATGTTCCGTGTGGCTTAGTAATATCTGGTACCGAGGATGGCAACGGATATTATTCTAAGTATGTGCCTGACTTGTTTATCCATAGCGATTTCGACCCAGAGGTGTTAAAACAGCTTGTTCAGAGGCAGAAATTGTTGTTGAGCAAATTAAAAAATAAAGATGACCCAATTGAGAAGGCGGCGATAGATTCGTTTTTGCTCTTAGATGACTTGGCATTTGATTCTAAGAGTTGGACTAAGGATAAGAATGTTAGGGGTATATTTATGAATGGGCGATGGTATAGGATTTTTTGTTTATTAACTACCCAAAACCCTATGGATATTCCCCCCGGTCTTAGAATGAACTTGGATTACATTTTTGTTCTCAAGGAGAATATAGTTGCTCAGCAAAAAAAACTGTATGACCATTATTTTGGTATGTTTGAAAACTTCAACACTTTTAGACAGGTATTAACTCAATGTACAGAGAATTATGAATGTTTGGTTCTAGATAAAACATCTAAGAGCAATAAAATAGAAGATTGCGTCTTTTGGTATAAGGCCACTCCCAACAGAAATTTTAAGATTGGTTCAAAAGAGTTGTGGGACTACCATAAGAACCATTACAACAATTCATATATGTTAAAAGATATAATTGACAAACCAAAGTCAAAGATAAACGTTAACGTTTCGAAGGTTGGAAGAGTAAACTCTGAGGCGAAGAACGAAAAGTCTAAGGGTAAACCTAACGATAAGTGTAAGAAATAATATAAAACTTTACTCTTAAGATATACAGTATATACAATGAGTTCTCCAGTTAACTCGAAGATAAAGAAGCTCTTGGAGATTCCTCAATATGAACAGAGGAGTCATGAATGGTTTGAGCAGAGGAAAGACAAGATTACAAGTAGCGACGCCGGCAGTGTCCTTGGATTGAACCAGTATGATACCTATGAGAGTGTATTATTTAAAAAATGTGGAGTAAAGACCGAGTTCGTAGGCAATGAGGCTACTCAGTGGGGGCAGAAATACGAGGATGAGGCTATAGAAAAGTATTGTAGGGTATTTAATAAGAAGAATTTTAATTTTGGGTTAATTAGTTATACTGATGTACATCCAGATACCAAGTGTAAGTGGTTAGCCGGTTCTCCTGACGGTATTGCCGAGGACTTAGATTATCCAAACGAGTATGAACCAATCTTGCTTGAGGTTAAGTGTCCATTTAAGAGAAAAATAATTACCAATAAATGTCCAGCCTATTATTATCCGCAAGTACAGCTTAACTTATTTATAACTGGGTTAACTATTGGGGACTACATTGAATATGACCCAAGGAAAGACGAATTAAATGTTGTTCGAATTTTTAAAGATTTAAATTGGTTAGAAACAAATTTGCCCAAACTGGAGAAATTTTGGATGGATGTCGAGCACTACAGGGGGATAGGGATAGACA